TTAAGCTGCTATACCCGGCACTTCATCCGGCTTCGTGTACAGCATCATGTCTGTATATTTAGCTTGATAGTTTACGTTTGCACTAAACTCCACTCTCCTGCATTCCTTGAATGGGCTACCGACAAATGGGTTTCGGTCCATCCAGTCGCACAGTTCTAAAATGGAGGACTTGTTCGAAGTGAAGTACACGAACGAATGCCCTTTCAGAACGGTCAGTACATCCAGATAGTCGGCCAGACGCCAGAACATCTTATAAGTACCCACCTCAGTAGAAAGGTACGGCGGATCCACAAGAAACACCACACCCGGCGCATCCTTGTAACGTTTGAACACTTCCTTGTAGTCTTCGCCGGTTATAGTCAGTCCTTCCAGATAATCCTTTGCTTCGGGATAGTCTGTCTGCCGAATCCTATTGTAGATGGCTTCTTTCTTCATTCCTTCCAAACTGGTCACATATTTCATGGCGAACAACAAGGATGCGGAAATCGTGATATAATCCACGTAGCCGTGCTCCTTCTCTTCCCTCTCAATACGGGCAAACATTTTATCGCGAACCTCCCCGGTTATACGTTTGTTTCTGGGTTCCCCTTCAGCTATCCGGCGCAAATCGGATAACAGCACATTGGTGGCCGGGATATTTGCAAGCCGCTGGCGGTAGTTGTCGAAGTCGTTATACACAACGACGGCATCAGGCCTGACACATTTGGTAATATGTGACAGCAGGCCCGAGCCGCCAAACAGGTCCACAAATACGGTGCTGTCCGGGAACTGTCCCAGCACCTTGATAAATTCCTTCGCAAACATGCGTTTCTGCCCCACGAAAGGAAGCGGGGCGGACAAATACATCTTTTTCATTTCATTCTGCTTTAAAACGGCCGCAAAGGTCCCCAAAATAAACGAAAAACAGCGGGAAACATGAACTGTTCCCGCTGCAAGATACATACAGCAAACTACACGTTCAGCCCGAAGCGGACCGTCTCGTCACCGCCGATCAGCGCACGGGTGCCCGGGATATTGTTCTCATAGATATGCACATTACCCAGGTAAAGTGTGATCGATTTCAGGGGAAGTTCTATCTGCCGCGCCATCAGGTACAGGTGGTAAATATCGGAAGGCAGCCCGAGGTTCGCGTCGCTGCTGCGCTGGTAGGCGGACAGAACCAGTTCACCACCGTCCAGCTGGAACTGTACCAGACTCAGACAGGGTGCCTGGTTGCTTTCCGCACCGGTCTCACCCAGGAAAAGCACGTAGTTCTTGCTGTTGCGTTTCTCCCGGTTGATTTTCGCTATCAACGGCGGCAGCTTCTCGAAATAGGTCGGATAACTGTTCACCAGGATAGAACCGCAATAATCCCACCAGTTGATACCGGCCTCCCGGTACTTCTCCACGTTACGTTCCCCCTGCATGAACAGCTGGAGCTCGCTGCGGAGTTTCTTGCGGGCGATATTATGCCCCTCGAATATGTCGAGCAGGTCCGCCGGTGTCAGTGACAGCTGCTCGTTCAGAAGGTACTGTATGTTTCCCTTCTTGTTGGTCTGTGTTTTTCCCGTGGCAAGAATCTTGTCCAGGATACGATAATACTTGTTCATAGCCATTTCCTCCTTCTAAAATTGAAACACCCTAAAGATAAGGGGAAACGGCACTCCCTACGGCATAAAACACCCCGTTCACACTGCAAGCGTCTTGCAGTCGCTCTGGAAGCGTTTTACCAAGGCATAAACCTTGCGCTCGCTCACCGAATACTTTTCGGACAATACGGCCACAGCATACGAGACTTTTTCACCCTGATCCAGCAGGCGGGTATAGTCCGCATACAGGTCAATATACCGGGCATCCTCCAGACGGATGCCGGCCGCCTGGAGCCTTTTCAACAGCTCCCGGTTAAAGTTTAGTATCTCAATCACTTTCATACAACAAAAAAAATTATATCTTTGCATCGCCAATCATTTTTTAGACAACAAAAAAAACGTCAAACCGTGACAGAGGGTATTTGCCCCCGGTCGCGCGGTTTGGCGTTTCATGTTTATAAAAGTGATTGGCGTTACTTTTTAACAGGCCGGGGGCTTTTTTTCTTATCCTCCCCCGAAGGATTTATTCCACCCGGTACTTCTCCGGATCAAAAGCGTCTTTCTTTTTCCAGCCGTCAGCCAGTGTATCCTGGATGTGCTTCATGGCTTTCGTATAGAAGTCCGTCAGTTCCTCCAGTTTCCCGAACGTCCGGTACCGGGGCTCCTCATCCGTCCCGAACTTGAACGTCACCGGAAGCGTCGCGCCGCCGTTCTGCACGGCAAGGTCGTGGGCCGCCTTGTAGTTGAACTGGTTCTCGCTTGACAGCCACACCGGCATACCCTCGTAAACGAAGCCGGAAAGTATCTCCCGGTCGATCTCTTCGTTGTACCAGCCTAGGATAACGGTTCTTATTATCTCACGGGAGGGCTTCCCTAAAATGTTCTCCTCCATATAGTCGGCAGAACCGTCCTCCCTTTCCCGCACGTCCCAACGGACGCGCCACGTGTTCTTCACCGGGTTCACGCATTCCAGCAGCTTCACCCCAGCTGTTCCTTCAACTCGTTTCATGTAAATACGTATTTGGTTCGACCTTTCCCGAAGGTTTCCGTCTTGATGGTTGTTTCAAAAGGAAAGCCGTCGGGCATCTCTTTCACTTGCGAGAGGATGTTCTTCATCTCCTCGCTGTTGGTGAAGAACTTCTTCGGCTCACCGTTCATCTCGATGGCCACGATACAGCGGTCTTCTCCCTGCTCGGTCTTGATGCCCGTCTCGAAGTCCTTCACTACAATCGGTAAGTTTACCAGTTCCCGGATGCTTACCACCACCCCGGGAAATCGCTTTTTGCCGTCTTCGGGCTTATAAGCGACGTTCAAGTCTTTGAATGATCTCATGTCTTTGCCTGTTAATTTTTTAAACAACGTATGACAGTCGGCGTGCTTGGCCATCCCGTAGAACGACGCTATCAGCTCACGCCTCCTTCTTCTCGATTTTACCTCGTGCATTTTTCGGGCGAATTTCTGCTTGATACGCTTGCGCAGGCGGACGTGGTCCGCACCGAAAGTCACATACCCCAGAAAATCAACGCCCTCGCCCAGGGGAAACACGCGCTCGTTCTCCTTCACATCGAGACCGACCCGCTGAACATGCCCATGGACGGCATCACGAATCTTCCACAATTCCGCTTTCGTTTTACCCAGTATAACGCCGTCATCACAATAACGGTAGAAATGACGGACGGCGTACCTGTCCTTCAAATAATGGTCCAAAAACACAGACAAAAGCAAATTACCCAGCCCCTGGGAGCTACGCAGCCCGATACTCAAACCCTCGGGCATCAGACGGACAAAACTTTCCAGCATAGCCATAAGTTTGAAGTCCTTGAAAACCCGGTTCACGCAATACATCACGAAATCCTGTTTCACACTTTCGTAGAACTTCGTGATATCGAACTTGTAGCAGTAACGCGTACCTTCCGGATCCTCACGCATATCACGACGGATATACGCCAGAAGGTCGTGCATCCCCCGTTTCTTGATACTGGCAGAGGTAGTACGGATGAAACGTTTCCGCAAATGGCGGTCCACCACCGCCATGATGGCATGCACGGCAATACGATCCTTCATCGGGATCACCTGAATCCGGCGTAGTTTCCCGCCCTCCACAATATCACGCTCACGGTAGTCTTTCACGCGGAAAGTGCCGGATGCAATTTGTGCGGTCAGTTCCTTCAATACCTCGGGCTTATGCGCAAGCAGATAGCACCCCTGGCGGCTGCGTTTACGTTTCCTGCCGCGAAGGACCTGCCGGAACGAGGCCTCCATGTTGGAAGGCTCCACAATCTCCTCGATGATATGACCAACTCTGCGCATAAATACCTTTTCTTGTTTTTAATACGGGGCCTTCAATCCCCCGGGCCCGGCTTCTTCGAACCGTTTCCGGCCTACCAAACCCTACCCGACACTCTATTTTTCAGTTTTCCAGCCCCGAAAAGGCTGCTGTTACTGAGGCTTGCTTCCCTCGGCACCACGGTGGGGACAAGTCCCCGGTGTTGTACGCCGATTAAAATTTCTTTTCGATTGTTGTTCAGACGAGAACCGACGTTCGTGTTCGTATTCGAGAAATCGTTGTTCGCATTCGACATCGAGACACCGCCATTCGGGTTCGCGTTGTTGTTGCCACGATAAACCACACGGCTTATGGGGAAGCGCCACCTTTTAATTTGAATGCAAAAGTACGATTTTTCATAAATTATTATTTAACAAACAGCTACAAAACCCCGGAAACAAAAATTTTTCAACGGGCTGACGCCCGTAAAGAACGGCGTTCCCCTTGTTCGGGGAACACCGGACGTTTTGTCGCTTCGCTCCCGCTTTGACGCTTTACGCGGCCGGTCATGCCACCTCGCTTATCGACTTGAACGCAGCGACGCTTGCCGCCTTGACGAGCCGGCCGCGGAAGGCCAGACGAGAACCGACGCTCGTGCTC